AGGCTTACGGCGGTGACTACTTGCCGGTCCGTATGCACGATGGCAGAGGTCCGCATCACCTCGGTTTGCTTCTTGCAGCAACCAAAAAGCAGCAGGCTAAATATGAGCGTACTCCGCAACAGCATTGAACGACGGACAAGCTTTTTTGACACCGGCGAAATCGCGGTGGCCGAGTATCTTGGCGGCCGGGTACTTTGCACGCCAAGCGTGCAACACCATTGACAGTGCATCCTTTTGACCCTGTGTACGATTGTCATAACCCTTGCCGTGCGAATCAATGCCACCGATGTAGCTTATATGAAGCGACACCGTGTTGCGGCCAGCAACACCGTTGCATACCTCCTCATCGGGTGCAAGCGTGACAACGTCGCCGTTGGCTTTTACGATCTTGTGGTAGCCGCTGGCCTTCCACTTCAGGTTGGTGCGCCAGTAGTTCTGAATGCTTTCAATCGTGGTCGATTGCGGCGTGGCTGTGCAGTGGACTACAAGGTATTTGATATTGCGCATGTTGCTTTGATTTTGTTACAAAAGTAAATAATATTTACCTTGTTTTTTACACCCTATCGGGTGCTGGTAGTTGTAAATGTTGCATCTATGTATGCGCTTTCGTGTTGGCGGTCGTGATATTCACGCACAAATTTCAGCTTCATCCAGTAGCCCCCCAGCGGTTTGGGCGGTCTGCCACGCTCGACATGATAGCCACCTACGCTGCCCTGATATTCTTCTTTATAAGTTGATGTGCGTATCTGATGTAAGGGCCGCTGAACGATTCGGTATTGATGTCGATTCAAACTTGTGACCATGTTGACGTGGTGGTAAAGCTCATGAACGTGACCTTGCCAAGTGCAGTCGTAACCCTCGACCATCGCCATAATGCGCTGGTCCTGAATCGTGCCTTTAGTGACTATGCCACCACCCCCTGAACCGTGGTAGTAAAACAAACAAAATCGGCTGTAGTGTTTTTTGGGGATTTGCCGTGTCATCCCGAACAAAATAGAACCGCCATAGCCACCGAGCTGCACGTTTGTTTTGCATTCGTGATTAAGCAGCGTGACAAACATTTGCAGCGCATCAAACTCAACGTTGCGGATGACGCTCGTTTCGTGGTTGCCGTAGCCTAAAATCAGCAAGTGGTTAGCGTATGGCCTGAACCACTCGACAGCATCGTTGACCACCGCTTGCAGGTAGTTGCCTTTGTTGTGTTCAGGTCTTATCTCATCCTTGCTCCTGCGTGGATCCCCGCGACCACCCATTAGGCAGAAAACGTCCCCATTTATGATGATTCCGGCATTCTTGGCGACGGCTTCATCAAGGTGCCTTTTTAACAAATTGCGATCGCAGTGTGGGTTGTCCCAATGCAAGTCGCTTATCAATAAAAACTCTGCTTCCTTCCCCTCAACGTCAACCGTGTGAACGTTTGCCGCATGGCGGGTTAATATCATAGCTAATTGGTTGGTGGTGGCGTGCTTTTTAGCAATTTGAAAATTCTAATTTCTAAGACCTCAGTAATCTTCACGCCCGAAAATCCAACAATAAAAGCAATTCCATACTCGATGTTGGCGGTTTGGATGTTCAGCAGGCCGATGATGACAGGCGCAATGTAGGTTGCCGATAGCGTGCCTGAAAGCACCGCTATCAGTTGCGGCTTCCAGTTCTTCATTCTTGGCGCAAGCAGGAGCGCACCTGCAAAGCCTGCGATTGTAAGGCCGATGTTGATGCCGATCGATTTTAGAAAGTCTATCATTTGTTTGCGTTGTAGTCTGCGGTGTACTGCTCATCCCATCCGAGAAAGGTGTGAACGCCAATAGGTTCAGGCCAAACCTCATACGCCTTGTATGCAGTGTCGGCTTGGTCTGCCCACAGGATGTCGATGCACCAATAGCCGTCTATCTCACCGAGCGGCACAGCGTTGCCGTCAGGCGTTGGCAGTGCGTTGTAGGCTGCTTCGGATTGGAATGCGTATTTGCGGAAGGTTGCCATTATTTGGTGAGTTGTTCAAGTTGACTATCGGTGAGCCTTGTGGTGTAGAGTGCGACTGCACGAATGCGGTCGTTGAGTTGACTACCTGCGCTACCATCTCCACGAACACCAAGACCAAAAACCGCAGCAGATAGATTTGGTATTGCGATTGTCTTGGTATCTCGCAGCGTTCCATTCACATACAATGCCGTGCCGCTTGCCGTTGAATTGTATCCGATAGCAATTTTGTATATTCCTGTTGTTATGCCTGAGGCAGATAATCCCACACTAACACCTCCCGATGTTGCAACAAAGTCAAACTGCGTTCCTGCGGTTGTCATTTCCAAAGAAAAGAGGTTGTTGCCATCCACACGAAGATTGACAATTCGTCTTGCCAAAGATGAAGAAAACGCCCTCACATCCACCTCCGCATAAATCGTCCCCTCCGTCTGCCCAATCAACCCGCTGACGAGCGCACCCGATGCGGTGATTGCGTCTGCGTTGCGGGTGACTGAACCTGTGGTCGTGGGGATGGGCGAAGTCGCAATAGGGCCGACTTCACCTTGCGTGAAATCCACTTCAATAACATCACCGCTGACTAACATTCGGATCCCTACTTGCCCCGATGCGACCGTTTGCGCTCCACTGTCGTATGGTGCAAATGCCGATGTCAACGTCACTGACTGATAATTTGTGCCTCCATTTGTTGTCAGTTGAATGCCACCAGTTCCGCTGACTCTGCGCAACCGTGCGCCAAAAATACGCGACTGCGAGGCATGGCTTAAATTCTGCGTAATAGTCGCACTTGCAGCCGTAGCTGTTAGCGTTGTCGCTCCTGATGCCGTGCCGTCTGCGCCAACAGCGTTGCGCACTGCGGTGATGCCGCTTGCTGTCCAACTACCACTCACCGACAGGTCGCGGCTTTGCAATACTAAATTCGTCGCACTCGGCTCAACCAACAGAGCAGGGCAAGACTGCCCAAGCCAGTCAATCCTCGGCACTCCCGAAGCTACCGATTCAATCAAGCCGCTGCTGTTGACTCGCGTTGCCGTCGTCGCCCTCGTCACGGTGAACCGCATCGTGGTGTCATCGGCCGAGTATGCAGGGATGTCTTGGTATAAGTTCGCCGATTTGTAGAACTGCGGGACAATTAAAAGCGATGGCGTGGTGGGCAAAACATCATTGTAAACGTCTGCGCCGCGCGTCACGAGGCAAGAGCTGCTGTCCGCCGATTCATCTTCGACAGTGGCACCCGATGCTTTTGCACCCTTTCTCGCTGTGTTCCACAGCGATTTGTACTGACCACCACCGCTTTTTATCGCAGCAAATGGCAAGCTGTAGCCAATGCCCAGAGCCATCAGCTGGCAGTTTGTAGCGCGACTTGCTGCATCGTGTAGGCAAAGACATTCCCGGCACTGCACGTGACAGCGGTTATGCGCCGACCATTGTTGGCGGCTATAATCATACCCGTCTGGCAACTCACGCCGGACAGGTTTAAACCGCCGTTTGGTTGCGTGCTTAAAAGATTTTGACCGCTGTCATCAGTCAGCACGCTGAAGGTCGCCGCCTGATTGACGATTAACACATCAAAGGTCTTGCCGGTCACCGCAGAAGATCCGACGACTTCCATAGTCATCCCTCTGCCCAAAATTGCATCTAATTGCTGTGATTGATTCATAATTGTGAAAGTTTAATTTATACTTTATAATATCGTAAAACTCAAAATCGTGCAAATTACGTTGGAACTTGGCAAACATTGCGCGAAAATGGTATCTCAAAGACCACCGTTGCCTGCCACCCTGCGACCTTGTCATCGCGCGCCTCAACAAAGCGCGTGGCAGTCACGCCGCCGGTGATCGTGTAGTCGCGATCAGGATCATCGGTGAAGTCAGCCACGAAGTCCTGCATAATCCTCAGCGTGTCACTCAGCACCTCGTCCTCGTTGTCTGTCCAGCGATTGACAATGCTACCCGTAACCGTTTGGTCAAGGCCACGCAAATCGGCAACGCGGTCCATAACCAGAACGCTGGCCGTTAGATTGGTCGCACCCATAGGCATCGACGCGCTCTGGGGATCGACGAAAAGCAAAGGGTAGGCAATCCTATCCCGGTCGCTTGTCCGCAGGTTGATAGTGTTGTCCGTTCCTATCGCCAGCGGATCGCCAAACCCCACGCTGTTCAGTTGGAGGTGTGACACCGCAAACGCTATGAGGTCGTTTTTGATCTGTACCCAGCTGCTCATAGAATTGCTTTAGTTTGTTGATGTTTTCAGTGTGAGCCATTAAAAGTAATTACGCCGATTTTCTGGGTAGTCAAGCGGATCGCGATACCTGCCACGTCTGCCCAAAACCATACCAGTCTGGTATGCGCTATTGGCAGGGTAAATCGTGTCTATTGCAACGGTCGGATTGTCAAACAAAGGGAATGACGTGTGGTTCTCTTGCAAGTACCGAGTGATCCGCTCGGTGTACCACTGCGCATCATCTTTGCTCTTGTTCATCAGACGCGTTAATTCACTGTCACCCATCGACGTTGACTCCGTGCTGTTCCTGCGGTCCATCCCCTTGTTCATAAATTTAAACGCCAAGACC